GGCGCAACTGCCGGCGGCGATGGTGTAGCACTCTGTGATGCCTCGCACCCGCTTACCAGCGGTGGCACTTTCGCCAACGAGCCGTCCACTGCGGCTGACCTGAACGAAACTTCGCTTGAAGATGCGCTGATCAACATCGCAGGCTTCGTCGATGAGCGTGGTCTGGTCATCGCACTGCGCGGTATGAAGCTGATTATTCCGCGTCAGCTTCAGTTCATTGCCGAGCGTCTGTTGGTATCGAACCTTCGTGTTGGAACCGCCGACAACGATGTCAATGCTCTGAAGAGCATGGGCATGTTGCCGGAAGGTTACGTAGTCAACGACTACCTGACCGACACCGACGCGTTCTTCATCAAGACGGACGCCCCGAACGGCCTCAAGCACTTCGAGCGTATGCCTCTGGCAACCAACATGGATCCGGACTTCGACACCGGCAACATGCGGTTCAAGGCTCGTGAGCGTTATTCGTTCGGCTTCTCAGACCCGCGTTGCGTATTCGGTTCACCCGGCGCGTAACGAAGGGGAAAATTCCTCCCCGACTGGGGGCCGCGATTGCGGCCCCCTTTTTTTTAGGGTACTATGCATAAGTCCCTGACAGATCCATCGTGGATTTGACACGAGCCAAGACAGGAGTACCTAATGGCTAAAACAACCTTTTCGGGTCCAGTTCGCTCCCAGCGCGGTTTCACCGCACAGGGTGCTAATGCGATGGTTAACATCACCGCAGAGACCACTCTTACCTATGACAATCACGTTGGCCGCATCATCAAGGTAAATGATGCTGATGGTGCAATTACTCTTCCAACTATCACGACGGACACGCTTGGCGCCCGTTATACGTTTTTTGTAGGCACTGACTGCTCTGACTGTGACATCAAAACAGATGGCACTGACAAGTTTGTCGGTTCGCTTTCCGTCATGGAAGACAATGGTCTGACTGAGACCTATGCTCCGAGTGCATCAAATGATGTCATCTCAATGAACGGAACCACCACAGGTGGCGACAAGGGTTCGTATATCGAAATCACTGCAATCGAAGACAATGTGTACCTCGTGCAGGGCATGCTTCTCGGTTCTGGTGAGGCTGTTACACCGTTCGCCGATAGCTAATAGGAGGCGGCGATGGCAAGCTCTATTATTGCTAAAACAGTAACAGCAACAGGCAGCTTGATTGGCGGCAGGACTCGTCTCAAGTCGTTCGTCATTAGAAGTGCTAGCAGCGGAAGTCCCGCCGCTGTCTTCAGAAGTGGCGGTGGATCTGGCACGACTTTGCTCACAATGACTTTTGTAGCTGGCGATGACACGCAGATTACAATTCCTGACCACGGAATTATTTTTGAAGACGGTTGTCACGTTACCCTTACGAACGTGGACGCGATTACTGCGTTCTTCGGGTAGTTGTTATGGCGCGCAAAAAGTCAAAGATGCCGCCAAGAAACAAAAAAAATTTCCGCCCCACAAAGTCTGGGGCGGGAATGACTCAAGCTGGGGTCAAGGCGTATCGACGTGCTAATCCTGGCAGCAAGCTAAAGACGGCAGTTACGGGCAAGGTTAAGAAGGGCAGTAAGGATGCGAAACGACGTAAGTCTTTTTGCGCTAGATCCGCTGGTCAGATGAAAAAGTTTCCCAAGGCTGCGAAAGATCCGAACAGCCGGTTGCGTCAGGCACGGCGGAGGTGGAAATGCTAGATGAAAAAACCTTGGTTAAAGCCGGTGTTATTGGTTTTGGGGGCGTGGCTCTTTCTCTTGTGGTTTGGATCCTCACGACACTGATAGAGGTAGATAAGCGCACGGCGGTTATTGTGGTAAAAGTTGAATCTAACCACAAAATGTTGACACCTCTATGGGAAGATTACGTTCGGAGACAAAGAAATGGCGATATCGCGTGGTTCGATGAGGCAGCAGATATCCAAGCCACCGCAAAAGAAGAAATGGAGCAAGGCTCGGAAGTCAAAAATAAATTGCAAGCGTCCTCGTGGCTTCAGCGAGAGAGCGCATTGCGCTAACAAAAGGAAACGAAAGAATGCCTAAAGATGCATGCTATCGCAAAGTTAAAGCGCGCTATCGAGTCTTCCCGTCGGCGTATGCAAGCGGTGCCATCGCGAAATGCAGAAAAGTTGGCGCTGCCAACTACGGCACAGGTGGAAAAAAGAAAAAGAAAAGCAAACGAGCAGACGGCGGGATTGAACTCACAGAAGGCGCAAAGCAAAGATCAAAAAGACCTTTTCGAGGAAAGGCCATAAAGGGAACTGCGGTGGCTCGTGGTTGTGGCGGGGTGATGAATGGCCGCCGCAAACGAACCAAGGGTGCAGTTACACAGTCTTGATCCATGTGTTTTTGTTGTTCGTATTTGTTGGGTTGGGTGAAGAACGTAAGTTGGTTAGCAATGACATGTATTTTCGTTCTGTCGATGAATGCGTGTACTTTGCACAAAGACTGCATAAACAAGGACAGAAGATCACATCTTACTGTTTGCCAGCAGTGGTAGATAAAGACACGAAGGTATATTAATGGATCCAATATCTGTAATGGCGACTGCTTCAGCGGCCTTTGGCGCGCTAAAGAAGGGTTTTGCTGTTGGCCGAGACATAGAGTCTATGGCATCAGATCTGTCGCGTTGGATGGGCGCTTTGTCTGATCTTGATCAGATGGAGAAAGAAGCAAAAAACCCTCCTATATTTAAAAAACTTTTTGGCGGACAGAGTGTTGAGCAAGAGGCGATAACGACTTTTGCCAACAAGCAAAAGGCACAACAGCAGCGCTATGAGTTACAGCAGTGGATTTCCTTGACCCTCGGTAAATCCAAATGGGATGAACTGGTTAAAATGGAAGGCCAGATTCGTAAGCGCCGTAAAGAAACATTATACAAGCAAAGAGAACGCCGTCGTAAGTTTGTTGAAGTTGTAGCTTGGATCATTGTGATCGGAGCGGGTTTTGCAGCTTTGACAGCGTTTGTATTATTGTTGAAGTCTCACACTGCCAGTGCAGAGCAGATGGTGACGTGCCGTAAGGTAAAATGTGAAAAGTTGGACAATCGAGAATTAGTTTGCATATTTAAGGGAGCAAACAACACAATCGAGTCTCAGTTTTTTGAATATTTAGAATTTGTTCCTAATGAATACCAATGTAAGTATGATCCGAACGCTAAAAAGGATATGACTATACAAGAGACATTGAAGGAAATAAGAGAGTCGAGAGACTAACATGGCTGTACGTAAAACTAAAAAAGGATTGGCGTTAAAGCGTTGGTTTAAAGAGGATTGGAAAGATGTACGCACTGGCAAGGCGTGTGGCAGAAAAAAGGGTGAAAAGCGTGGCACTCCTTATTGCCGTCCTTCCAAACGAGTTTCTTCGAAGACTCCTAAAACAACGTCAGAAATGACAGCCGCTGAAAAGCGTAGCAGAATCAATCAGAAAAAGCGTTTAGGTCAACCAGCCGGCAAGCCTCGGCGTGTAAAAGCAGTGAGAAGGAAAAAGAAATGAAACCAATTCCACAAGGGTCAAAGGGTGAAGGTCTTCGCAAGTTGAAAAAAGAATCTCCGGAGACGGTTAAGAAGATGGGCTTCTTTAAAAATGGCGGCTTGGTTTCGCCCCGCAAAGAAGCTGCTGGTGCTATAACAATGCCGACGCGCAATGCAACTAGCACGAATACTTGAAGATTGGATTCTTGACGAGCTTTGCCACCCTGACGGCTTTGTTAACGGCAATGCGCTGTGCCCGTTCGCTAGAAATGCGTGGTTAGGCGAAAAGGTAAAAACACTGGAGGTCGAGGGTGACCTTTGGAACACTGTGTACGAAGAGATCCGAGCATTTGACGACACGTACCAAGTCGTTGTTTGCGGGAACTACGGAGACAAATATTCGTACGAAGAGCTAGAGGCGGCGTGTTTCGCTCTAAACGGATGGTTGGCACAGACGGGTGTTGATATCTGGCTTTTGGCGTTCAAGGACAAAGGACTGAACATGATTTTTGTTCAACGCCTCACCGACCTAGACAATGCTAGTGCAAAGCTAGAGCGTCTGGATTACTATGTTAACTATGACCCCGATGATTATCATCGTCTGGTCGAAACGCGAAAACAAAGGAGAATTGAGTATGCCGGGAATGAAAAAGCCAATGCGTAAGATGCGTGGTGGAATGGGTGCAAAAAAACAAATGCGTGGTGGCGGTGCCAACATGAAGCCGGTCATGGCGAAAAAAGGCAAATCCGTGCGGAAGAAGAAGTAAATGGCGACTTCTGGATCCAGAGACTTTGATCTCGACGTAGCAGAGATTATTGAAGAAGCGTATGAGCGGTGCGGGCTTGAAGTCCGCACCGGTTACGACGCGCGCACGGCTCGTCGGTCTCTGAATCTGATGTTTGCAGATTGGGCAAATCGTGGTCTGAACCTGTGGACCGTGAAGCAGGCGACGGTGAGTCTTACATCAGGCACGGCGACATACACGCTTGATGCTACACACACTGATTTGCTTGAAGTAGTTATTCGTCGAAGTGGTGTGGACTTCCAGCTAGATCGGATGTCCAGGAGTGACTATCTACACACACCAAATAAGGATCAGACAGGGAGGCCAAGTCAGTTCTTCTTCAACAGGCAAATCTCGCCACAGGTTGTTCTTTGGCCTACTCCGGACAATTCTACTGATAGCCTTATCTACTACTATGTACGTCGTATCGAAGATGCAGACGCCTTGGTTAACACCACTGATGCACCGTTTCGGTTCTTGCCGTGTATGGTTGCCGGCCTTGCATATTACATTGCGATGAAGAAAGCGCCGGAGCGGGTACAGCTTCTGAAAGCGGTGTACGAGGAAGAGTTCCAGCGAGCAGCAGACGAGGATGAAGATCGCGTTGCACTGAAACTGCAACCGAGCATGCAGTACTTAAGGGTGAACTGATGGCGCGCTTTGCTTCGGGAAAAGACGCTTACGGAATATCTGACCGGTCTGGTTTCAGGTATCGACTGGTTGAGATGGTCACAGAATGGAATGGTTCCAAAGTAGGCAGAGATGAGTACGAAGCAAAACATCCGCAGCTACAGCCTGTTCGTGTTGGACCAGATCCACAGGCGCTACATGATCCACGTCCTGATCAACGCACAGAGGTTGCAGTCGCTCGACTCTTACCAGCTAACCCGTTTTCGTCAACTTCTTCAGGCAGCGCGGTAATTACGGTGGTAGAGCCTTCGCATGGACGCACGAGCGGAGATACAATACGGTTCCGAAAAGTGGAGGGATTTAATGGATTCACCAAGGCGGTGGTGGAGAGTGCAAGTGGTTACACGATTACTGTCATTGATTCGAATTTGTATACCTTCACGGCTACGTCCGGCACCGCGACCACGGGTGGTGCACGAGGCGGTGGTGAAAATGCGACTGTCGGACCGGTGACGTTGGAGAAGTAAATGGCTTTCACGTACGCACAACTAAAAACAGCGATTCAGGATTACACGGAGAATACGGAAACATCCTTCGTGACGAACTTGCCTGTGTTCATTCGTGCAGCCGAGGACCGTATTTTCAAGCTGGTTGATCTGGAGATCTTCCGCAAAAACGCTACCAGTGCTCTGACGCAGAACGATCCATATCTATCCGTGCCGACGGACTATCTTGCGTCGTTTTCACTGTCGGTTACGAACAGTAGTTCGAAAGAATTTTTGCTTCAAAAGGACGTTAATTACATTCAAGAATACAACCCGAATCCGGCAACCACGGGCATTCCAAGGTATTATGCTTTTTTCGATGCCGATAATTTTGTTGTGTCGCCGACACCCGACAGTAACTATGCGGTTGAGCTTCACTATTATTACCGTCCTGCATCACTGACGGCAGGCTCGGATAGTGGTACAACGTGGCTCAGTGACAATGCGCCGAACGCCCTGCTTTACGGTTCTTTGGTTGAAGCGTATATTTACATGAAAGGTGAGCAGGACATGCTTCAGTTGTACGAGAAGCAGTTCACAGAGGCATTGGGTAGAATCAAAGATCTGGCAGAGGCCAGAGAGAACAGCGATGCGTATCGCAGAGGTCTGCCGGATCGGCCTCGCACATAAGGAGTAACGAATATGGCAACGTCTAACGCAGCAACCACCTACATGGAGCATGCATTATTGCAGTTCCTGTTTAAAAACAACACGGAGAGTTTTGCGACCCCAGGCAACAGCATTTATGTTGGCCTTGCAACCGCCGTATCTAGTATTGAAACAGGGTCTTTAACTGAAGCCACGTTTGGCAGCTATGCTAGGCAGCAGGTTCAGGCTTCCGGATGGACAGTCCCGGCAGTGGGAACAGACACTCAAACAGCAGTGAATGCTGCAAATATTGAGTTTCCAGCATCCACCGGCACAAACAACACAATCACGCATGCTTTTGTTGCAGACGCATCAAGCAGCGGAAACATCTTGTTTGTTGGCCAATTAGATGCAAGCAAGACAATCGCCACTGGCGACATCTTCCGCATCAACGCCGGTAATCTGTCGATAGAGCTAAAGTAACATGGCGCTTGTTCTTAGAGACCGCGTAAAAGAAACGACCACTACCACCGGCACTGCAACGTATTCGCTTGCGGGTGCTGTTTCTGGTTTTGAGACTTTTGGTAGCGTGGGCAACGGGAACACGACATATTACGGATGTTCTGATGGCACCGACTTTGAGGTCGGCATTGGAACCTATACTGCGTCAGGTACAACGCTAGCCAGAACAACCATACTTCAGTCGAGCAATAGTGATGCTGCTGTAAACTGGGGGTCAGGTACGAAGACTATTTTCTGCACGTTGCCAGCGGAGAAGATGTCTTTTCTTGATGCGTCTGGGAACATAGTAGCAGCTAACGGTAGCAATCTGACAGCGCTGAATGCC